GCGTGCATGGACGACCGCGGTTGTTGGCGATCATTCTGCAGTCACGGTTGAATTCGAGTCGGGAGACGGAATGATCACGACAGAACAGTACAACTCGTTTGTCACACTTCTTGTCTGGCTCTCAAAGCAGACTTCAGTTGATAACGTTCCCGTTGACTTCAAGCTTACTCGACAGAATGTACTTGGACACAAGGAAGTTCCTGACGTCACGAGCGGTACGTCTTGTCCAGGTAAACTTCCACTTGATGCGCTGGTGCTATCTGCAATCGATGCAATGAAGCCAGTCGTGAAGACGGTCGCAGTGCCTGAGGATCTCCTGAAGAGTTGGTTGCTTGCTTCTGGATCATTCAACAAAGAAATTGAAAAACTCTTACAGTAACTAGATAGGAATAGTCATGCCGTTAGTACCCGATAGTATTCTTGATACTACAAAGAAGCTGTTGATGCTAGACGCCGACTATGACGTCTTTGACCTCGACGTGATGACGCACATCAATTCGATCTTCGCCACTCTTCATCAGCTTGGCGTGGGTCCGAAAAGTGGGTACGTCATCACGTCGAGCGCTGATCTTTGGACCGATTTCACGAGTAGCGCGAACGAATTAGTTTCTGTAAAGTCATATGTCTTTGCGAAAGTTCGTTTACTGTTCGATCCGCCCACAAATGCATTCTTAGTGTCTTCGCTCGAGAAAATCTGTAGCGAGTACGAACAACGCCTACTCATGGCAGCAGAGGATCTTCAAAATGAACCAACTCCCTAACATGCAGACCTTCAATGACTTCCTCGAACACTACGGCGTCAAAGGAATGAAGTGGGGTGTCCGAAAATCCGCATATGCAACCGCACATGATGATTATAAAACTTCACCAAAAGACAAAGTCGTAGCTCTGGATGATATTTCGGTAGAAGAAAATAACGAATTGGCATCGATTGCTCGATCTGTCAAAACGTTTATGAGTGATGAATATAGAATGCTCTCGGAGAATTCTGAATGGATCGTTGAAGATTTTCTTGAAAAAAATAAAAAAGGACTTCAAGATCCAAAGCGGCAGGAAAAACTCATAAATCAATTACAACGTGAAGTTGAAAAAGATCTTGAGCGTTTCGCACAAGACGCTATTGATAACGAATTCCCTGGAACAAACCACAAAGCTAAAGTTGATCTCTCGGATAACTGGTGTACGGTTACTGTTGGAACAGAAAAATGGTACAAAGAGCAAATCGAATCCCAGTTGAAACATGCTGATGATTATGAAGCGGTATCGTTTAAATTTGAACTAAAACGTTCCGATGGTACGCCTCTCATTCCAAAAAACATCGTTAGTGTGTCGCATTCAGACATGATCGTCGACGACTTCCTCGAACACTATGGTGTACTCGGAATGAAATGGGGTGTCAGAAAAGATGAATCCGGAAACACAATTGAAGCGCTTGCATCAATCAAGATTCCAGGACGATCGAAGAGTGATTTTGATGCCCTCATCAAAACCGCACATCCAAAATCTCGTTCAGCTAAGCGTACATTTAAAGACATTGAAAAGATTACTTTTCAATTACAAAAAGATTTATATAAGAGTGATGCTGGAACCAACCATATTTTAGATACAAAAATAAAGTATATGGATGCGGATTTCAGTAACGATAAAGTATATGATAACTATTTGCGTGAAGTTTCTGAAGGACTCACTAAAGTAGCAAAGTCATTTACTCCTGATGGTCTAATGTCGAAAGTTACATACGATTTCTCCGCTACTGACACTAGGTTAGTTCTTCTTGTCGGCACTCCAAAAGCGTTTGAAGAGTTAGTGCATGAAAACTCACAAGATGAGATTTTCAAAGTACCTCTTCCTATCGTTCTGGACGAAAATCGTTTTATTGTTTCCTTCGGTAAGATTGATGATGTTGAACACTCTAATGTTGTCGGTGACTTCCTCGAACACTACGGTGTAAAAGGAATGAAGTGGGGTGAACGTAAAGATCCAGAACTTACCGAACTAGATGCTATGCTTGCAGATCTCATGGCGGTAAATAATTCTAATTATGGTCCATTTGCATATATGTTAGCAGGTATGGATCAAAAGAAAAAAATGCAATGGCTTCAGAAAAACTTTACTCAGATGTCTGGAAAAGGTAAAGAAAGTCTTGCCAAATACAATAGTGTTCTTCATAATGTAAATGAATACATGACAAAGAATAAAATTGTAAATCGTCCCTCAGATCCAAAAGAACAAAAAGTTTGGGCAGAAAAACGCAAAAAAGATTTAGCGGCATCACACGCAGAATTTTTAGAAAGAAAACAAAAGGGTCAGAATTTAATTAACCCTAATGTTGAAATTTCAGCACGAAAAGAAGTTCGATCCGATGGATCTGTTAGACTGAGTACAAAACCTCGAATCGATGAGATCGTAAAACCTAAAAGTAAAAAGGGAGATCCGGTCATTCCAAAAAACCCACATTTTCCAATGCCAATAAAGCATTCTGAGGTCGTCGGCGACTTCTTAGAACACTATGGTGTACTCGGAATGAAGTGGGGTGTCCGGAAGGATCGACCTAATTCTCGACTTCCAAAACACGCGACATTCTACAACACTGACAAAGCAACCGGCGCAACCACCATGGTGGACTACAACCCACGCAAGGTGCAGGTCTCTCGAGTTGCTGGCGGTGGAATTCAGGTTACCGGACGCTCTCGAAAAGAAGTACAGCGAGTCAGTGAAGAGATTCGTCGTCAACTGTCTAACAAGTCCGAAAAGAAATCAGTCACATCCAAGTTGAATCTGACTGATGATGAGCTACGTTCGACCATTAATCGAATGCAGCTTGAGAAGACCTATGCACAGTTGACCGCAAGTCCAAAACAGACAAATGCCGCGCAACAGTTCATGATCAACACTGGATCTCAGATTCTCGCGAATGCAATCACCAATGTCGGAACAGACTACCTGAAGCAATTCTTGAAGGTAAACATCGACAAGAACATCAAACCAGAGTTTCGTATCAGTAAAGTCAAGAACGACAAGAAGTAATCAAAATAGATCCATTTTCTAATATTGATAGGAGGTGAGGATTCGTAATGGCCTTATCAAACACCGCAACACCTAAGTACTATGCAGAATTTCGAGACAAAGTACGTCGAGGTGAGATCCCCGTGTGTGAAGAAGTCACCATGGAGATGAATAGAATTGATGAGCTGATTGCGAATCCAAGTATCTACTACGACGATCGTGCAATCGAAGGTTTTATTGCATACTGTGAGAACGAAATGACACTCACAGATGGTGGCGATCTACGTTTGCTTCCGACGTTCAAGCTTTGGGCTGAATCGTTACTGTCTTGGTTCTACTTCTTAGAGCGAAGCGTCTACGTTCCGAGTCCAGACAACCATGGTGGTCGACATGTCACGAAGCGCATTAAGATGCGTCTCAAGAACAAACAGTTCCTGATTGTGGGACGTGGCGCTGCAAAGTCAATGTATGCGTCATGTCTCCAATCATACTTTTTGAACATTGACACGTCGACCACCCACCAAATCACCACTGCACCCACGATGAAACAAGCGATGGAAGTGATGACGCCGATCTCAACGGCAATCACACGTGCAAAGGGTCCCTTCTTCCAGTTCTTGACTGAGGGTTCATTACAGAACACCACCGGGAATAAGATGAATCGAGTCAAGCTCGCATCTACGAAGAAGGGTATTGAGAACTTTCTCACTGGTTCATTCCTTGAAGTTCGACCAATGTCGATCAATAAACTTCAGGGTCTCCGACCAAAGTACTCAACCGTGGACGAGTGGCTTTCTGGTGACATCCGAGAAGACGTGATTGGTGCAATTGAACAGGGTGCTTCGAAAGAAGACAACTGGATCATTGTGGCGATTAGTTCTGAAGGTACCGTTCGAAACGGACCTGGCGATGACATCAAAATGGAGCTACTTCGTATCTTGAAGGGTGAATACATCGCGCCTAACGTTTCCATTTGGCACTACAAATTGGACAACGTACAAGAAGTTCCACACCCTGAAATGTGGATGAAAGCGCAGCCGAACATCGGAGCGACGGTTTCTTATGAAACGTATCAGCTTGATGTCGAGCGTGCAGAGAATGCACCAAGTACTCGCAATGACATTCTCGCAAAGCGCTTCGGCCTTCCTGTTGAAGGTTTGACACATTACTTCACATATGAGGAAACTGTCCCACATCGTCGAGCACAGTTCTGGCAAATGCAATGTGCACTGGGTGCGGACTTGTCTCAAGGCGATGACTTCTGTGCTTTCACCTTCTTGTTCCCGCTACGGAATGGTGACTTTGGTGTAAAGACTCGAAGTTACATTACCGAAACAACACTGGCAAAACTTCGCGGTGCAATGCGTTCGAAGTATGATGAGTTTATCAAAGAAGGTACACTTATCGTACTTCCTGGGGTCGTGCTTGATTTCATGGATGTCTACATGGATCTTGATGTCTACATCGAGACTCAAGGCTATGATGTGCTGGCACTCGGATATGACCCATATCAAGCAAAAACCTTTGTCGATCAATGGATCAAAGACAATGGGCCGTTCGGCGTTGAGAAGGTCATTCAGGGTGCTCGGACTGAATCAGTTCCGCTTGGTGAAATCAAGAAACTTGCTGAAGAGCGAATGTTGATCTTCGACGAAGTGCTTATGATGTTTGCCATGGGTAATGCGGTCATTATCGAAGACACCAACGGTAACCGCAAGTTGTGGAAGGGTCGACGAGAAGACAAGATCGATAATGTGGCAGCACTTATGGATGCTTGGGTTGCGTATAAACTTCACAAGGAAGCGTTTGAGTAACCATGAACTCTATATCAAAATGGAACAAAATTTTCAGAATGGAGGTGATTGAATGGGCTTTATAGAAAACTTTCGAAAAGGTTGGAATGCCTTCACCGCTCGAGAGCAAGAACGTTTCTCACCTTCAGAGTACAACACAGGTGTATTTGGAAGTTACGGCGTAAGTTCTGGAGTTCCCCCTGCTCGTCTTCGGTATGGATATTACGGTGACAAAAGTATCATCTCGAGTATCAACACTCGATTAGGTATGGATGTTGCTGCAGTAGACATTCGACATGTTCGACTCAGAGAAGATGGAACATTCCTTGAGTCAATTACGAGTGGTCTCAACACGTGCCTGACGCGCTCGACCAATATTGATCAAACCGCCAGAGCATTTCGTCAAGATGCTGCCATGACCATGTTTGAGCGAGGGTCTATCGCAATCGTTGCTGTAGATACTTCAACGGATATCGATGTAACCCAGTCATTTGAAATCTACTCCATGCGAGTAGGTGTCGTGACACAATGGTATCCTCGACATGTTGAAGTTGAGATCTATAACGATCGAAAAGGCATTCGTGAACGTATTGTCATGCACAAAACGCAAGTTGCGATCGTGGAGAATCCACTCTACGCCGTGATGAACGAACAGAACTCAACGCTGCAGCGTCTGATCAACAAGCTCAACATGCTTGATACGATTGATGAACAGGTGAGTTCTGGAAAGCTTGATTTGATCTTCAAACTTCCATACAGCACTCGATCTGAAACTCGTCAGAGACAGGCTGAAGTTCGTCGAAAGATGATTGAAGATCAGCTCGTCGGATCGAAGTATGGTATTGCCTACATTGATCCTGCAGAAGACATCACACAGTTGAATCGTCCTGCAGAGAACAACCTTCTCAAGCAGATTGAGTATTTGACAAATCAATTGTATGTACAACTTGGTCTTACCCCGTCAATCTTCAATGGTACTGCAACTGAAGCAGAACTCTTGAATTACCACAACCGAACAATCGAACCGATTCTTACTGCTATTACTGAATCGATCGAACGGACATTCCTTACACAAACAGCGATCTCGCAAAATCAAGCAGTTCGCTTCTTCAAAGATCCGTTTAAACTTGTTCCGGTCAGTAACATTGCTGAGATCGCTGATAAATTCACTCGAAATGAGATTCTCACATCGAATGAGATTCGATCGATCATTGGATTCCGTCCTTCGGATGATCCTAAGGCAAACGAGCTTCGCAACTCGAACTTGAATCAGGCAAAAGAGGGTACTACCGATCTCGGTGAGATTCCTCCATCTGTTCAGGAGGAGATGCTCTCAATCGAACCCCCAAAAACTCTTATGAGTGAGCTGACATGAGTTCACATCAAAATGAGAATAAATTTTATACAGAGTTCGATGAATTTTTAGAACATTACGCATCGAAATACTATGATCCGGTCAAGGCTCACGAGTATTACATGCGTACTCGCGAATTGAAAAACCAGCGTGCAGCGGAATCTCTAAAGAATGCAAAGCAACGTGAGATTTGGCAAGTTTCTAAAGATTCAATTGCGAAAGCAAAAGCGGCTGAAGTGAAAACCGCTCAAGACGCAATGAAAACGGCTTCAGAGAACACGAAACGACTTACTGAGCGCTATAAGGCTCAGGTCGCAGCAAAACGTGAGAAACTTGCTGAAGAAGTAAAAAAGTTAAATCTACCTTCGACGACTCCACCGAAAGTTCAACGCTTTCTTGCACGACAATTAAGCATTAAGATCCAATCGAGTCAACGTCGTATGGCACAAGATGGTAAAAAGCTCAGTGAAACCGTTCAGTCAGTAATGAAGATTGCGCAAGAAACATACACTCGAAGAATGAAGGAAATTCAAGAGAAGTATAAGCGTGAATCTGACACTGAGTACGCAAACATTAGGAGTAGCGGATAATGCGAGAAATTTCAGAATTCTTAGAGCATGGCGAAATTAACGAAAACACCGCTGACTTCCTTGAACACTATGGCGTTATTGGGATGAAATGGGGTCTTCGAAAAGCGAAACCTTCTAGTCAGTCTCGAGCCTTTCGTAAATCCGCCAAAAAAGCTTTAAAGCTTGAGAAACGATCAAACAAAACCGCCGTGAAAGGCGCAAAGTTAGTTCTTAAAGGTGTTACGAAGAAAAAGCAAGATGTGTATATGAAGGGTCTTTCTCTCCAACTTAAATCGGTAAAGCTGCAAAAAAAAGCTGATCGTTGGGAGAAACTCATGCGTGAGAACTTCAAAGATGTGTCTATTGATAACATTGATGAAAAGTCACTTAAACAAGGTAAGGCGTTCATTTCCATGCTCGCCAACCCATCACAGAAAGAATCAAAATGAAACCAGATTTTAGTGGTTACGCAAGTAAAGCTAATCTTCTGTGTTCTGATGGTCGAACGATCAAACCCCATGCCTTTAAGGGTAATGATGGGAAGCGAGTACCGCTGATCTGGCATCATGGACGTAACGATCCGAAGAATGTCTTAGGGTATGCGGAAATCGAAGATCGACCTGACGGCGCCTTTGTTCGTGGATATTTCAACAACACGGACAGCGGAAAGCATATGAAGGAAGCTGTTGAGCACGGCGATGTCGATGCTCTTTCAATCTTTGCTGACAAGCTCGTACATAACGGTGCTGACGTCGTCAAAGGTCGCATTCAGGAAGTGAGCCTCGTTATTTCGGGCGCAAACCCTGGTGCATCCATCCAGAACATCACCATTTCCCATTCAGATGGTATGATCGAAGAGCGTGAAAGTGAAGCCATCATCTTCACTGGACTCACCTTTGAGCATTCAGACAGTTCTGATGAATCAGAAGAAGATGATACCGATCTAGAACACGCCGACGAAGGGACTGCTGTGTCTGATACGAATACCAAAGATAAGAAGGTCGAAGATAGCGATACGTCTATCGCCGATATTCTGAACACCCTCAATGAAGATCAGATGAAGGCTGTTGCTTACGTCGTTGAAGAAGCATTGAAGGTTGAGCCTGTAATTGCAGAAGCTGAAGACAATGACGATGATGAAGATGACACGGTAAGTCATTCGGATCTCGACGAGAACGATGCGGACGCAGCAGATACCGATCAGGATGATTCTGACGCCGACGATGCAAATGCAGACGACGCCGAAGATGACGCCGAAGACACCAATGACGACACCGTCGAACATTCCGACCAGGAGGAAAATAATATGTCCCGTAACCTTTTCGACTCGAAAGATGAGACCAACGTGCAGAAGAACACCCTTTCGCATAGCCAGCTCGAGACCATCGTAAACGACGCCAAGCGCTTCGGTTCGCTGAAGGATTCGGTCCTCCAGCACGCTGCTGAGTACGGTTTCGAGAACGTCGATCTCCTCTTCCCCGACGCTAAGAGCCTGGCAAACAGCCCGGAGATTCTCAGCCGTCGAATGGAGTGGGTGTCGGAGGTCATCGATAACACTTACCACTCGCCGTTCGCGCGCATTCGTTCGACCGTTGCTGACATCACCGCCGAGGAAGCTCGTGCGCGTGGTTACGTCAAGGGTTCGAAGAAGAAGGATGAGATCATCAAGCTTCTCCGTCGCAAGACTTCGCCGACCACGGTGTACAAGAAGCAGCGTCTGGATCGCGACGACATTCTCGACATCACCGACTTCGATGTGGTCGCATGGCTTAAGGCCGAGATGCGAATCATGCTCGATGAGGAACTGGCACGTGCCATTCTGCTCGGTGACGGCCGCGAAGTCATCGACGAGGACAAGATCGATGAGGATTCGATTCGCCCGATTGCATACGATAACGAGATGTACGCCCACAAGGTCGTTCTTCCTTCGAACTTCGGTGTGAAGGACAAGA